TTTAACTTTCAAATTTATTCCAAACCCATCATTAACTTCGACTATCAGAACAACTATAACTGTTTATGGTAACGAAACGGGTGGTTCACAAACAATTCCAGTAACCGTAACATACGTTCAATAATATAAACTATGGCATTAATTAGAGATAATAGAGGACAGCTTTTAGCAAGTAACTTATCCCAGTACTTAGCAGGCGCAGCAAATACCGCAGGAACTCCTGTTGATACCAATGAATTGGTTAGAATTGTAAACCAATTTTTAGGAGAAGGTGAGCAGATTAGTTCCGATTTAACAACAGTAACAAATGGTATTTATAAAAAATTTGGTGCTATCGATAAAGTAACTAATAGAACCGAAATCGTAACTTCAGGAATTTGGAGTGGTGATACGGGTTCATTAACTACTTTTTATACATCATCTTTACAACACAATAGTTCTACTGGTAAATATTATTTAGATGTTTACAACGCAGTAACATCATCCGACACCGCAGAGGTTCAGTTTTCAATTGCATATGGCGATGTAAACGGATATGGTGCACCTACGTTAACACAAGATGATTCATCTACATTATCTACTAAAGCTGTATATAATCAATTTAAAAATATATTATTAGAATCATCCGATGCATACTTTAGTGTGTATAGTGGTTCTACCGCTGCGGCACATGATTTGACATCATTCTACGCAATCAACGTAAATAGAGCAAGATACAAAGAAAGATTAGACCCAGGTAACGTTTCAATCAACCTTTCTGGTTCGGTTGGATTAGTAACTCTTATTGATGATAGTGGTGGAACTGATGAAAATGTAACAACCGCAGGTAGAGTTTATAACTTAGTTAGTGGTTCATTGAATATTGGTTCTGCATTAACTGCATCAATCAATACTTATACTGCATCAAACGGACAAGGATTTGGATTATTCTACCCTGATATGGGTATCATCTTATTGAATCCAAACGCATTATCAGCATCAGTAGGTGGTAATTTAATGGCAGCAGCTGGTTCAACAACAAATCAGTATCACCAATCGGGTTCAGTATCAGGTTCATTAAAATTATTTGATGCATTGAAAAAGGGCGCCGACTTCCAAGCTCGTAGAACTGAAAACGTTTCTACTTCACATTATTTTGTGAGAGCAAACAATAGAGAATTTAACTTTTCAAATAACCCAACATTCGTAAGTGGTTCGGTTGGAGCATTCGCAAATTCATCTTTCGAAAGAGACCCTAAAGTATATATTACTTCAGTAGGTCTTTATGATGATGCAAATGAATTATTAGCAGTTGCAAAAACTTCTCAACCGATTGCAAAATCATTTGATAAGGAAATCGCTATTAAAGTTAAATTAGATTTCTAATCAGAGAGTAACTTATATCGAACTATTTAACCCAACCATAAAAAGTTGGGTTTTTAGTTTATAAGATATTTATAGATGATATGTTAAAAAGGATACCAAAATCAGATATTAATATTCGCCCATTTAAGGCGTATAAGGAGTGGAGTTTTAATGATACTTCTACCGATATATCATTATATGAGGCTAATATAAGCTCTAGTGAATTATCAAATGGAATTCCAAAAAATTCAATATATGGACAATTAAGAGCTCAATTTTATAATGGAAATGAAGATAATCCATTTTTAAGATATGGTTCTAAATCTAATGAATATAATATACAAGCATCTACCAGAGATAGATTTTTAAGTGGTAGTGCAAAAGTAATATCTATTCCACAAATATATGTTGGAGAGGGTATAAAAAAAGGTTCTATTTTATTAACTGATAAAAATGGAAACGATACATCTTTTATAGATGATGGATACGGAAATTTAATAGGTGCAGATGGTGATAGTGTTATTGTTGGTAAAATTGATTCAAATAATAATAGTTGGGATTTTGAAGATGTAGCTACTAATCCATATTCCGGTTCTTTTCAAATAATTGGTATTGATGTTACTTTAAATGAATTAAATTTAGTTTATAATGGTGTTAGTTATGATTTAAAGATAGTTAGTTTCAATGCGAACACTGGAGTAATGATTGTTGAAAATATTCCATTCTTAGAAGGAGCGGCTGGTAGTGATAGAATTGGTAATGTGTTCTATGCAAATGGATTATTAGTTTTAACTAGAGAAGCTGATTCTTTATTAAATGCGGATTGGGAATTATCATATAAATCTACTAAAACAATTTACGAACACGAATATTTACTAATTGTGAATGAAGATGAATTCAATGTATCACAAAACCCATCAGCAATAGTTGAGGTTGGTAGAGTAGATGAATACATAACAGGTTCAGATGGTAAGATATATAAAACAACAACAAAACCTGGTGTAAAATATATTCGTAAAAAATCTATTTTAGAAAATGGAAATACTTTGGATTATCGTTATACATCATCCGTAAGTTCTTCTACCCATTTTGCCGGATTTGAACATTACGATTTAAGTGGTTCTATGGATTCAACAGGCTCTTTCTTAGCACCATTTATCACAACAATTGGTTTATATGATGATAATTGTGATTTAGTGGCGGTAGCAAAATTACCACAACCAATTAAATCTGAATCAGAAATGCCTGTAAACTTTATTATTCGTTTTGATACTTAATTTATATTTATATTAAACAATAAACATTATGTCAAAGATTTTAGATTTATACGATGGGCAAAAAGCAGCATTGGGAGTTGATAAAATTTCATTTGAAGCTGGAGTAAATGCAAAAACGCCATACACTACAAACGATTTGAAAAAAGCAGATGAGCAAGTTTTAACTGCAGCTAAATTCAAAACAGGTAGAGGTGGTGAAATTTCTGCAACTAAGTACTCCGATATGAAGAAAAAATAAATTTAATGGCCAAAAAAGTTACAAAAAAGAAAGTAAACTCTAAATGGGTTGCTAGAAAATATGGATTTAAATCCGGTCTTGAAGAAAATATTTCACAACAAATTGAAGGTAAGGGGATTGTTGTACAATATGAGTCTGAAAAGATTCCTTATATTATACCTGCTAGCGAACATACTTACAATCCTGATTTTCGTTTACCTAATGGAATCATAGTAGAAACAAAAGGTAGATTTGTTGCAGCAGACCGTAAAAAACATCAATTAGTAAAACAACAACATCCTGATTTGGATATTCGCTTTGTATTTTCAAACTCAAAAAACAAAATCAGTAAGAATTCTAAGACCACATATGGTATGTGGTGTGAAAAGAATGGTTACAAATACGCAGATAAGGAAATACCGGAAGAATGGTTTTTAGAACCATAAAAATTTGGTAATTTCAAATATTTGTTGTATATTTGGTTTGTGTTAAGTAGCAATGATAAAAATAAGGTAATTACTGCCCTTACTAATGTATTGGGTAGCGGTGTATCCCTAAAAGGGAACGAATTAGCATTTTACTGCCCATTTTGTAATCATCATAAACCAAAACTACAAGTTAATACCGAAACCCAAAAGTGGCATTGTTGGACTTGTAATAGTGGTGGTAAAAAATTGACATCCCTACTTCGTAAATTAGATGTAGATAGAAAAATAATATCTTTAATTAGAGAGATATATGGGGATAGTAATTGGACTCCACAACAAGAAGATGCCGAAACAAAGGTATTCATTTCACTTCCAAAAGAATTTATTAGTTTAGCAGAAGAACCAAAAGGATTTAATCCTGAATATAAACATGCGATACATTACCTTACACAAAGAGGTATTGGTATAAAAGATATTATTAAGCATAATATTGGATATTGTAAAGAAGGATTATATGCTCGTAGAGTGATAATTCCATCATACAATTCTGATGGTTCACTTAATTATTTTGTTTCTCGTTCTTATTATTCGGAAGAGAAGATGAAATACAAAAACCCACCAATCAGTAAGAATATAATTTGTTTTGAATCACAGGTAAATTGGAATGAACCAATTATACTTTGTGAGGGGGTATTTGATGCTATAACAATTAAAAGAAATGCAATTCCACTTTTAGGTAAGTTTCCTTCCAAGCAATTGGTTGAAAAAATCTTTATGAGTGGAGTAAACAATATCATTATTTCATTAGATAACGATGCAATCAACGAAGCTCTTAAAGCAGCTGATTATTTCAGAAAAAATGGAATCAATGTAAAGATGATGTATCTAAAAGATAAAGATGCATCTGATATGGGCTATGAAAAATTTTATGAAGAATTAAGTAAAACTAAAGAATTCTCTTCTGAAGATTTACTGTTAAACAAAATAAATTCATTATGAGTTTAAAAAGAATTTACCATATTGCGGATATTCATATTCGTAATGTACAAAGACACAAAGAGTATAGAGCGGTTTTTGAAAAAATGTTTGAAGAAATCCGTAAAAGAGGAACGGAAGATTCACTCATTTATTTAGCAGGTGATATTGCACATGCTAAATTGGAAATGTCACCTGAATTGGTGAAAGAGATTAGTTGGTTATTTACCGAATGTTCTAAACATTGTGAAACAATCCTAATCGCAGGTAATCACGATTGTAATATGAACAATTCGGATAGGTTAGATGTATTATCACCTATTGTAGAGGCTTTAAACCTACCAAATTTTCATTATCTTAGAGATACACAAGTGTATTCAGTTGGTGGTGTAGATTTCGCTGTATTTTCAATCTTTGATAAGAAAGATAATTGGCCTAAAGCAGAAACACTATTTGGAAACAAAAAGATTGCACTATTCCACGGACCTGTTGATAATTCACAAACCGATGTGGGGTATGTAGTAAGTAGTAGACATTTCACAACCGACATGTTTGATGGATATGATTTAGCCTTATTGGGTGATATCCACAAAAGGCAAACTATGATTTCACCAAGCGGTTGTAAAGTAGTTTATGCCGGTTCATTAGTACAACAAAACTTTGGTGAGAGTTTAAATGGACACGGATTCTTAGTTTGGGATGTTGCATCTTTAAAATACGAAGCAATTGATATTCCAAATGAGTATGGATATTATACATTGGATGTAGATAATGGCGTAGTGCCGGTTGTAACCGATATGCCAAAAAATCCACGTTTGAGAGTTCGTTTATCTAATACCGATACCGCTGATACAAAGAAAGTAATCACCGAAATTAAAATGAGATATGGTGTTGATGATTTCACAATTATTAGAACCGATTCATTCAATAAACAAAAAACAGGTAATAGATTAAATAAATTAGATTTTGAAGATATATCCGATATCAACTATCAAAACACATTGATAAAAGATTATGTTCAAAGAATGATGCCATTTACAACTACTGCGGATTTAGATGGTTTAGAAGCAATTAATAGAGATATCAATAGTAGAATAACGCAAGAAGAGATACATAGAAACATACATTGGAAACCTATTAAGTTTACATTCAGTAATATGTTCTCTTATGGTGAAAATAACAAAATCGATTTCGCAAAAGTTGGAGGATTGATGGGATTATTCGCACCAAACGCTAGTGGTAAATCATCCCTATTTGATGCAATCTCCTTCTGCCTGTTCGATAAGTGTAGTAGAGCATTTAAGGCTACTCACATTATGAACAATCGTAAAAAGGATTTCGAATGCCACCTACATTTCCAAGTTAATGGAATGGATTTCCATATTAGTAGAACTGCTAAAACAATCAACAAAGGAAAGAACGTTAAAGTGGATGTACAATTTTGGAAAGATGAGGGAGGTACAATCACATCTTTAAATGGAACGGAGAGAAGGGATACAAATGTAGTAATTGAACAATACGTTGGTAAGTACGAAGATTTCGTATTAACCGCATTGAGTTTGCAAGGTAACAATGCTTTATTCATTGATAAATCACAATCGGAGAGAAAGGATTTGTTAGCACAATTTATGGGATTGGATATATTCGATAAATTATATGAAACGGCAAGTGAAGATATAAAGGAAGTAGCAGTACTTATCAAAAATTTTAAGAAAACCGACTTTACGACAGAGTTGGCTGAAAAAGGTTTAGAAAAGCAAACAAAGAAATCGGAACTAAGAGCAAAGGAAAAGGAATTAGAAACAAAAACAAATGATGTAGAAGATTTATCTAATAGAATATTGGGATTAACAAAAGAGTTAGTGCCGGTAGATGGTAATTTAGATTTAGAAAAATTAGAAAAGAAAAAGAA